TAACGAGCGTTGTCTTATAGACTTACTAGAAAACGCAGCAGTTGCAAGCGGTGCTACTGTGATTCAGACTATCTCAAAGAAGTTTGAACCACAAGGAGTCACCGTTATTTGTTTGCTTTCAGAAAGTCATATCTCAATTCATACTTGGCCTGAAGAAGGTAAAGCAGCAGTTGATGTCTACACTTGTGGTGATTGCAATCCTAAGATTGGTTGTGACATCATTATCCAACAACTTTATGCTCAGAATCATACTCTGAGTTATATTGAACGCTAAAATAAATAACACTATATCTGGTAAAGTTTATGCTCTCTACACAATATCGTCTTCGACTTGAAGCAATATGTGAACGAATTGTAAAAGGTGAATCGGTAGAATTAAGTGAGATGATCTGGGCAGAGAAACTTGCTCAGGCAAATAGAAGTGCTGGCACACTGCTTCGTCAGGCAAGACGTAAAGCAGAAAATCCTGATATGCAAGAAGGTGGATTAGATGATTTTTTGAACCAACTTGATATTGGTGGAATTGGTCATGAGTCCAAAGGAGTATCTGGATTTAATACAGTTGATGATATTATAGATTTCTTCACTGAAGATAAACCAGATGACTGGAGACAAAGAGATTGAGAAAGAGGGGTACTTGACTACCCCTCTTTTTTTGTGTATAATTACCTTTGTCCGGGTTGATATGAATGGATCAAGAAAAGCTTAAGTTAATTGTACAAAATCTTGAATCTCTGGTAGAATGTCTTAAGTCAGAGATTTGTTCTGATGTAGATGTAGATGAATATAAACCTCTACCATACGAACAGATTTCTCAGTACATTGAAGTTTGAAGACTACGAACTTATGAAACCAGAAGTAAAACTAATTAGTGTTACTCCTGATGCAGAGAAGCACATGGCATATTGTGCTCGTGTAAGTAATCCAAACAATCAAGAGAATGATAATTTCTCTGGATTACTTAAGTATTGTATTAAGCACCAACACTGGAGTATTTTTGAACAGGCAACAATGACTGTTGAGATTAATACGACTCGTGGTATTGCAGCTCAGATACTGCGACACAGGTCATTTACATTTCAGGAGTTTTCTCAACGATATGCAGATACGAATCTGCTTGGTGGAACTATTCCTCTACCAGAACTTCGTCGTCAGGATACAAAGAATCGCCAGAACTCAATTAATGATATGGGCGATTATCTGAAACTGACATTGCTTGAAGATATTAGGATTCATTTTGCTGCTGCTCAGAGACTCTATGACCGCCTCCTAGAGGCAGGAGTGGCAAAGGAGTGTGCAAGGTTCGTCCTGCCTCTTGCAACGCCTACACGCCTCTATATGACGGGTTCTGTGAGGTCCTGGATTCACTATATCGACCTTCGCTCAGCACACGGTACTCAGAAAGAACATAAGGATATTGCAGAAGCAATTCGTTGCCTCTTTACTTGTCAGTTTCCTGCTGTATCTTCTGCACTTGAATGGACTCGTGAAGGTTGTACAGAATGTGTGGATGCACCCTCTATTTGCATAGAATAAATACCCTTACATACTATGGAGTAATAAAGTTGGCAACTTATCCTGTTATTAATAAAGAAACTGGTGAACAAAAAGATGTTGTAATGAGTGTTCATGATTGGGATCAATGGAAAAAGGACAATCCAGAGTGGGATAGAGATTGGTCTGATCCATCTACTTGCCCAAGTTCAGGAGAACTGGGAGAAGTTTATGATAGACTGAAGAAATCCCATCCAGGCTGGAATGATGTTCTTCATAGAGCATCAAAGGTTCCTGGTTCAAAAGTAAAATCTATCTGACTCTTATTATGGCAAGAAAAAATACTCCCAAGAATCCAGTTCCTTTTGGTATGAGTAATAGGCAAATGAAAAGGAAAAAACCAATTAGTCTTGATATTATAAGAGATATTGAACCTCTCACAGATAATCAAGAAGCACTATTTAAGTCTTATAAGTTAGAACAAAATATTGTTGCTTATGGATGTGCTGGTACAGGTAAGACATTTATTACCTTGTATAATGCTCTAAAAGATGTTCTTGATGAAAAAACTCCTTATGAGAAAATCTATATTGTAAGGTCTCTTGTTGCAACTCGTGAGATTGGTTTCCTTCCTGGAGACCATGAAGATAAGTCTTCTCTTTACCAAATTCCCTATAAGAATATGGTGAAGTATATGTTTGAGTTGCCTGATGAAGCATCGTTCGAAATGCTATATGGAAACCTCAAAACTCAAGGAACGATTAGTTTTTGGAGTACTTCTTTTATTAGGGGAACTACTCTGGACAATGCAATCATTATTGTAGATGAGTTTCAGAATCTAAACTTTCACGAACTTGATAGTATCATTACTCGTGTTGGTGAAAATTCTAAGATTATGTTCTGTGGTGATGCCACTCAATCTGACTTAGTTAAAACAAACGAAAAGAATGGTATTATTGATTTTATGAAGATTCTCCGTGTAATGCCTTCAATTGATATTGTTGAATTTGGTGTAGGAGATATTGTCCGCTCTGGATTTGTTAAAGAGTATATTATTGCAAAAATGGAATCTGGTCTATGAGTTTTATTCATCATAATTATCTGGGTGACATTGAACTAGAATGTAAAACTACAGAAAGCATCCGTCTCTATAACCTACCCAATGGAGAATGGGTGCCTTCTATTACTTCTGTAACTTCTTTTTATAACAAGGACATCTTTGTTAAGTGGAGACAAAGAGTTGGTCTTGAAGAAGCAAACCGTATTACTAAAAGAGCAACTGCAAGAGGAACAGATTTTCACCAAGTCTGTCAGGATTATTTGGAAAACAAGGAATTGGATTGGAACAATTACCAACCAATGACAAAGATTATGTTCATTCATGCTAAGCCTTATCTTGATAAGATAAATAATATTCATGCAATTGAAAGGACTTTATACTCAGAATATTTTGGACTCGCTGGAAGAGTTGATTGTATTGCTGAATATGAAGGAGAACTTGCAGTTATAGACTTTAAGACATCGGATAAGATTAAACCTGAAGAGTGGATTGAAAATTACTTTGTTCAAGAAACATTTTATGCTGCTGCCTATTACGAACTAACGGATATTGCTCCAGTTAAATTGATTACTTTAATGGTTACTCCTAGTGGTGAAGTTAAAGTATTTGACAAAAGGAACAAAGGCGATTATATTAAGTTATTAGTTCGGTATATCAAAAAATTTGTACATCACAATACTGGGTCAGATGGAGAATGAACTAGAAAAGGTACTGGAAAGTAAATTCTTTTGCCCGTCAAGATTCGCTCAAGAGATTGAAAATCTTGTTCAAATTAATGGGGATATGAGTTACATTGATGCAATCATTCACTTTTGTGAACTGAATAGTATTGATGTGGAGTCAGTCCCTAAACTTATTTCTAAACCTCTTAAGGAAAAGATTAAGTACGAAGCAATGGAACTTAATTTTCTCAAGAGAAGTTCCAGGGCAAAATTACCCCTCTAATTCATTTTAGGGGCGAAATTTTTCCCGGCAAAAAATCACTATATTACTTTTTTAATGATGCCCTTTGATGCCTATCGCGAATATCTTGCTCTAAAGAATCACTTTACAAAAGATTCTTATGACTATCATAAGTACTGCGGTAAAAGTAGAGCAACTCTTCAATCTTTCTATAAGCGTAAAGATCGTTTCTGGTTTGAAAAGGTTACTCGCCAAAAGACCGATAAAGAAATCGTAGAATTCTTTGTTGCAAATTTTGTATCTTGTAATGATCCAGAATCTCTTTGGATTGGAGAGATTATGAAAGAAGGGGAAACAAGATATAAGGAATGGCAGAAGAAAGTTCAATCATTATCTTATGTCTTTAAGGAAGAAACTCAAAAGATATTTGAAGAAAATAAGTTTGAGGAAGTCTTTGATTGTTCAAAAGGACACCCACCACTTCTTAAAAAATTCCTGAGCGGGAAGATTTCTCTAGAGACACTGGTGATTTGTGATAGAATCTTCCAGTACGGTAATAACTTTGATAAGAAACTCAAAGACCCAGTATGGGAAACCGTCAGTCGTAGAATTAAAAAGTACAACCCTTTTCTAAATATTGATGTATTTCGTTATAGGAAGATTTTGAAAGAAGTAATTTTAGGAGATTCATGAGTTTCTTTAATTCTGAAATTGTTCGTGCAGAGATGGCAGAAATATCCGAACTGCAAGAGGAAGTTTATGGAAGTGTCTTTAAATTTCCCACAATGACAACTGATGATAAAATTCGTCATGTTAATCTTTTAGATAAACTTCTAAGTAAACAGCAAGTTCTTTATACTCGCTTAAGTCTTTCTGATGACCCTGAAGCAATTGAAATGAAAGAACGCATTACGCAATCTGCAATTATGATGGGTATGCCACCAGGCACTGATATGAATATCATCTTGAACAATATGTCCAAGATGCTTGAAGTAATGAAAGAACAGATTGACAAAACTGGTTCTGACAAGTAGAATAACGAAGTACCAAAAGCCAAATCCAATTAATCCGAGGTATACAAATGTCTTTTTCTGATCTCAAAAAACAATCCAAACTGGGTTCCCTCACTTCCAAACTGGTAAAGGAAGTTGAGAAGATGAGCACTACTTCTGGTGGTGCTGATGAGCGTCTCTGGAAACCCGAGATGGATAAAACTGGTAACGGATTCGCAGTGATTCGTTTCCTGCCCGCCCCTGAAGGTGAAGAACTTCCCTGGGCAAAGATGTATTCTCACGCTTTCCAAGGTCCTGGTGGTTGGTATATTGAGAACTCTCTCACCACCATTGGAGGTAAAGATCCTCTTGGTGAATACAACCGCGAACTGTGGAACACTGGCACTGAATCAAATAAAGAAACTGTCCGTAAGCAGAAGCGTAAACTGTCTTACTACTCCAACATCTATGTTGTAAAGGATCCCGTAAATCCTGCAAATGAAGGTAAAGTCTTCCTGTTTAAGTATGGTAAGAAAATCTTTGATAAGGTTATGGAAGCTATGCAACCTGAGTTTGAAGATGAGACTCCTATCAATCCCTTTGACTTCTGGCAAGGTGCAAACTTCAAACTGAAGATTGTCAAGAAAGATGGTTACTGGAACTATGATAAGTCTGAGTTTGGTCCTGTAGAACCCCTACTGGATGACGATGATGCTCTGGAAGCACTTTGGAAGAAAGAGTATTCTCTTGCTGCAGTAACTGCTCCTGACCAATTCAAGTCTTATGAAGATCTTGAGCGTCGTCTGAAGATGGTTCTGGGTCAGAAAGTTGCTCCTGCACAGTCTCGTGCTGTTGTTGAGCAAGAGGATGATTACGAGTCCTATTCAGTAACTCCTACTGCAGAAAGTCGTGTCGTAGAAGAACTGGAGCAGTCCTATGCTCGTTCTAAGTCTCCTTCACTTCCTGTAGTTACTAAGGAAGTTGATGATGATGAAGATGATGCTCTTTCCTATTTCCAAAAATTGGCGGAAGAGTGATTAACTAGTTAAACGGATATTATCTGCTCTCTTAAGGGTCTCGCTAACATACTGCGAAGACCCTTTTTTGTATTGCATATTATCATTCATATCATCAAGAATAATATTTAAGTACGTAGATTTGAGAAGGTAGATATTTCTTTTATCATTATTCAATCTTTCTTCATACTCATAATTGGTGACAGGCACTGCAATATTTCCACTATCAACTTGATTGTCAATAAAGTAATCATAATAACTTACTGAATAGTCTGAAGAGACTTGGAGACCTGCAGGAACAATGACTACTCCTTGACTATTTTTTACTTCGGTTGTTTCGTAGTGATGTATTCCATTGTAGACTGAATTATAAACATCTTCTTCAGTATAATCATCTTGTTGCATATACTTGTTAAAAAGACAATCATCAAATGAATTTTGTGTTAATGGCCATTCTGATTGAATATTTACAATATTATTTGATAGAAGAACTACCCAATCTAATGTTGAATCTCCATAGACTTCAAATGCAACATTATCAGGTCTGTTATCTCCAAGAATCTTGTATTTCTCAAAGAATGCTAAGTTCTGAAAAATATCTTCTCTTAATTTTCCTTTCTTGAAAAGATTTTTTACTTGAATATAGTCTCCTATCTTAGCATTTGGAAGTCTGCTAACATAATCAAGATTTGGAACTTGACGGAAATATGGATTTGCCATTTTAGTAACCTATGTTTGAATCTGATTTACCATTATCAGCGTCAGTGTAATCATCATTAAAGATTGGCTCAAGTTCTTGGAATTGTAATTGCATCTCATAAGAAGTCATTGATTTTTCAGTAGCATAAGTCATGTACTGTCCATCAGGAGTGTAATTAACATTGCATTGAGTTAATGCACACTCCTTAAATTTATTTAAGTATGGGTGTGAATTTTGACCACTAGTTAGGTATTCTATACCAAAAGTATTTGGTGCTCTTAGAAGAAGAATGGATTGACTTCTTTGAACTGACATTGCCTGTTTGAAGTATCTGATAATAGTTCTAACTATCTTTGCTTCACTTTCACTTCTTGGTGATAACCTAAATGAGAAACTAAAGGTTCTCAATGATGGTCCACTGAATAATAGTTCTGAGTTTGGGTTTAAGACCTGCCCATATGCTCTTGAAAGAACATTTGTATTGGTTACTGCTTGGGCAGTTTTTACTGCAACGATTGATGCAAGAGTTTTTGAATCAGTATCACTCAATGCACCAAGTGTTTCTTTTGCCGATGCAACACCCGCATCTTTGCCCTTAGAGACAAATTGTGTAATGAAGTCTGAAATTCCTGCAGTTGCAAGATCTAGATCATCTTTTTGCCAATCGGCAGTATTCGAATCACTAATTCCTGCAGGGACGGGAAGAACAATTGTTCCTATTGGAGTTTTTTTGTTTAGTCTTCTTCTCTCTCTATTTTCTACAAGACCCAATCCCCTTGGATCATATTTAAATATGCTAAATTTTATACAATCTTGGTGTTCTAATTGAAGATTTTCTGGATATTTTAATATAGTTGTTCCATTGTAATTTTCTCTTGTTCCTTCCGCAGGACCTTTATTAACTTCGTTCTCTGTCTCCTCAAAGTTTTTTGATTGTTCATCTTTTTTCGGCAATTCCGCAACATTTCCAACTCCCAATTGTTCTTGTTGAGGTTTGCTTGCTTCTGCTTTTTGTGCAGATGTTTGCCCAGCTTGTCTAGATCCTGTATATAATGATCCTCCAGGTTTTAATGCTTTAATTTGTTCTGCTGTTAAAATTTCCTGTTTAAGTGGAACTAGATTAGATTTTCCACCAGAAGAGGGATCGTACCAATTTCTTCCACCATCAAAAGAAACTGCAAGAGCCCTTTCTGTTTTTCCACTTCTTGCAGTTACAGTATCTTGTAATGTCAATTTTGACGCAATAATATTACCATCTTTATCTACATTCGCATCAGTTTTTACTGTGTAATTGGTTACAGTATTTCCAACTTTTACTCGAAAGGGGTCGCTTGTATATCCTTTGGCACCAGGAGAAGAACCATCTTTAAAACTATAACTCGTTGCTGGCATTAAGATACCTCCCCAGAAGAGAGGATGTTTAGAATATGTTGTCTTATTGTTCTAAACATTGACACATAGTTTTTATTTATTTAGACGAAATTTTGCATAAGGTATTGAGAGTAATTCATCAAGTTCTTCATATTTAACAACATGAAGTTTTCCTGCAATTTCTTCCCAAGTATAGTTTCTAGATTTTCTCCAATGAAAATTGATTGCCTTAAATCCCCATTTTTGTAACTCCATGCAGGCAATTAGTGGGTGCTGGTCATATCTAATATTTGGTGTTTTTGGATTGTATATAAAGGTATAGAATTTTCCTGGTTCTGGATATAAAACTTCTTCCTTAAGAACATCCATGATGATGAGCATTAAGTCTTCTGGATCTTTTGTATTTGCTTTATCAATTCTTTTTTTAAGTTCTCTGACTCTTGGAGTAGATCCAACATACTGTCCAAATCCTTGTGCCATTACTTGATGCCTAATTCGTTTTCGGTTATCACCTTAAACTCCAATCTCCTATCTTCGCACCATTCAACTGCAGCTTTCCACTTTGCCTGGTTGACTGCATATGTTTTTGCTTCATAAAGATATGATTTAGTCACTCTTGTTTTTTTCTTTGGAGGTTCCGTTTGTCTTTTTGGTTTGACTTCAATCACATATGTTTTAATCTGTCCAGTACTTTCTTTTACTTTAATTATAAAGTCTGGAAAATATCTATGAACCCTATTATCAACTGGAGAAAGATATGGAATCCAAAATTCTTCACTTCCCCATTCAATAATATTTTCGTTTAAATCGCACCAATGACAAAATCGTCTTTCCCAACTACTTCTGCATATGATATTATTAGGATCACCTTTATACTTTTGTGGAAATGATGGTTTGTATTTGCTTTTAATACTTTCTGCCATTATCCTTACTACATAATATAACGGATCAAAAAGTATTTATAGATGCCTACTAATAGGACAGTAGACCAAATTAAGGCAAACCTTCTACAACCTGCTCTTACCTCTCATTTTGAGGTAAGTATTCCAAGACCTGGTGGATTAACGTCAGATTATTTGTCGAGTAATGGAGTCAAGTATGATCAAATCAAATTAAATTTATTGTGTTCTGAGGCTTCTCTTCCTGGGTCAAGTCTAGCAACTCACGAAATCAATAATGATTTTACAGGAGTAACTGAAAGACATGTATATAGAAGATTATATGATGATAGAATTGATTTAAGTTTTTATGTTGATGCAGAAAATTATCTTCCTATCAGATACTTTGAAACCTGGATGAAATATATTGTTGGGGAAAATATTTCAGAAAAAGAAGGTGGTAGAGTGGGAACAAC